ATCTCTGGAGGTAGCTCCTCGTTTAGCGCTGGCAACTCGACGCCCAATTCCTTCTCTATCTCCTTGCGATACTGGAACCCAAGATGCTCCTGAATATGAGACGCCATCGCCGCCGCTATCGTAGTGGCCATCGGGCTCTGACTTACCAGTTGCTGTATCTTCGGGTCTTGGATCGCCGCCATATGAACCTGAATATGAGCTTCGTGATCCTGCGGCAGGAAAGCCTTGATGGGCTTCCCGTTTAGGACATCCATATTCTCCGATACAGGGTCTCGCGGGCTCTGATCTTCCGACAAAGGAATAATTCTATCCGCGTCCTTGATCCCCAACACGTCCAGCATCTGCCGATGCAGTTCAGGCAGATCATACATCTGCGGTGCCTGCTGACTTAACGCCAGCGCCGCCTGATACTGCATGATCCGCTGGCTCATTGTGGAGGAATTAGGATCGGAAACCGGGATGATATCTACCCGCTTATCGAAATCCTCCGCAACCACAGCGTCTTTGTCTACATCGTAAGAATAACCTTCCTCTGGCGCATAATCTCTTATCAAGTCCGCCAGGAGAATAAACTCTCTCTTCATCGCGGCATGGAGCCGCGCCTGTATTGCGGTCATCACCTTCATGCTACGCTCTATCAGAGCGAGAGTGGTGCCGACAGGAGCATCCTGCTTCATGTCACCAATCTTGAGGTCAGTTAACGAGGCGAACCTTCTGCCTTCCTCGACAATCTCCGTCAACATCTGGTGCAGAACATTCGACGGTTCCTTGTAAGGAAGGAACGTGATGTTGTCCTTGATCGCACCGCCCGGCACATCTACATCGCGGAACTCACCCGGCATAATAGGAGAATCATCCCCCTTGATTCTCAATCCCCTCGACTTCAGGCCACCCGGCAAGTTAGCCAGAGTACCCGCGTCAACAAGCTGGCGCGTCAGCGATGTCGCCGTCTTGGCAATGCCCCCAATAAGATGAATGAGACCAAACCCGTAGAAGCCCAGTCCTGGCATATATTGGTAGTGTACGAAATGCATCCGCTTCATGCGGAGGGGATCATCCTCGTACCAGTTCCGTCGTATCGCCAGTATCTTATTAGACCCCCTGGCAATCGTTACGACATAGGGGAGCGCAATCTCTGTTGGCTCTCCGTTTTCATCCTCGTCTTCAAATCCGTCCAGTTCAAGATTGACATGCATCTCATAAAGAACATGACGATTGTCATTATCATAGGAGGGACTATCGCCCTCCAATTCATCATACTTCTCCTGAATATCGCTCTGGAGATCCAGCGGCTCGCCCAGTTTCACATCAAGATACAGACCAGCGCGCTGTAACTTTTTAATATCATTAGAAGACCTCCGCATTACATGAGTGTACCGCTCTGCCGTTAACAGATCGGACGCCCCATAAGAAACAACCAAATCTTCGGCTGGAACAAAATGAGCGCAGCATCGGTTCATGGTGGGGTCAAAATAGATTTTCTTAAACGCTGACCCGGCGAGAGGAAGGCTAAACAGCAACTGCTCCATTTCAGGGCGGTACTCTGACATCTTCTCCGTAAGAAGATAATTCATATACTCCTGAACACGACTTGCCTGCTTCTCTTTATCGTCGGTAATTGTGCCCACAATCTTGGTTTTCACGGGACCGCTGGCTGGGAACACTTCTGTTATCGCCTGAGATTGGAAACGCACCACCGCTTCTGTCAGGATTGGATGATGAACACCACATGCCCCCGGCCAGGGAGTAGTGCGGTCCTCAATCTTCAAACCAAGAAGGTCAAGCCCTTTGATATAAGTTCTCTCCCAGTCAGCCCGCGAGTTCTTATCGGCCTCGTACTCTCCCACCAAAGTGCTGGCCAACCGCTGAGGACACTCCTCATCGCAAAACTCTGCGAGGTTGTCATCATGGCTTATAGATATCTCCTCCTCTTCCCCCTGCGACTCAAAGTCAATCACAAGACCGCCGTCATCCGTCTGGATGAGGACTGCTTCAGGGTTAACCACCGCCACTTCGACAACGCTACCGCTCTTGTCGGGATCAATCTCATCGAACCCTTCAGGACGGTTGGAGAAGTTTGGCGCTTGGGCTATCGCCTTTTCTATTGCCATATGAGAATTACCTTACTAAGATTTGCTATCGCGATGCTATCACCTAATAGTATTCGATACGCTGACTTTTAAATTCCTCTTCTTCCTCATCGCTTGGTACGCGCACGAAACCTCCCTGTCGAAACCGCAACAAAGCCTGCGTACTACTATCCACCAAGTCATCATGTTCGCCTACAGGAAATGCAGCAAACTCTTCAATGACCTCTTCCGCCCAGTTTGTTCTGGGTGCCCAGACAACTCCTGATGCAAACAGATCACTGACCGCATTCACCCTGGCAATCTTGTCATTTCCTCTGGAAGGAGTGTAGTCACTTACTGGAATCCCCATCGCCCTAAGCTCAAATATCAACGGCGCACCTGCCGCCTTAGCCTCCACTATGCAGGCGTCAGGCTCCCATTTTTTATAGGCTTTATGGGCTACACTCTTTAGTTCTGGAAATTCCATCCTGTCCTTGAACGCATCAAGCAGGATTATATTGGGTGCCTCTTGCCCCTTATCATCACTATAAAAAACGCCCCACGTCGTACACGCGGAGTAATCCGCCCTCTCCGTTTTTAGGAAGGCCGTGTCCCACGATTGAATTAGAAACTCACATACTGGCGGTTCGTCCTCTTCCCACTTGCGCCACCAGTCCCGTTTAATCAGCGCTTGTTCTTCGGCTGTGGGGTCTTGTTGGTACTGCGCCGACCACTTCGCCGCAGGTAATTCCGCCTTCAGGCTCTCCAGTTCCGCCAATGGCCAATATTCCGGCCACAACGCATTACCTGACGGCAATATCGCCGGTAACTGGATCACTTCCCATTCATCACTACCATCCCGCTGGTGGGAAGCCTTGAGTATCTGACCAGCGAGGTCGCGCTGGTGCCAGCGCGTCATCACAATTACAATCGCCCCTCCGGGTTGCAGCCGCTGGCGAGGGCCGGAAGTGTACCACTCGTAAACGGGATCGAAGACGGAAGCATCAGGTGAGCGCGCCTCTTGTTCACTATGAGGATCATCAATGATCAGAAGGTCCGCGCCCTTGCCTGTCACCGCTCCGCCAACGCCGATGGCGAAGTACTCGCCTTCCTTGTTGGTATTCCATCTACCGGCAGCTTTTGAATCCGCCCGCAGAGTAACGCCGGGGAATAGCTTCTGGAAGTCAGCATCCCCGACAAGGTTACGCACCTTCCTTCCGAAGCCGACTGCCAGTTCAGCAGTATGGGCGGTCTGAATAACTTTCTTTTCCGGGTTCTTCCCCAAGAACCATGCAGGAAGAAGATAACTTGCAAATTCCGATTTGGTATGACGAGGCGGCATATTGATAATAAGCCGCTTTAATTTCCCTTCTACCACCCTCTCAAAGGCGTCTGCCATAATGGAGTGGTGGCTACCCTCAATAAACGCTGGCCACATTCCTTTTACAAAATACAGAAACCTTGTAGAGGACTTGTCGCGTTGCGTTGCATCCTCCAGCTTCTGAATCAGATCAAGAAGCTCCCTCTGCTCTTCTACTGGTAATGCCTTGATCTTACTAAGATAACTATGCAGTTGTTGATCTAGCATGGTGTTCCAAAAGAAAAGGACGCATTGGCGTCCTTTTCTACAGAAAGAAGGGGTAATTGCACGGGTATCGGTTTATCCCGGCACCGGCCCAGAGTTAAATCAAATCACCGCATGTCGCGTAAGATTCAATCTTCCTCTGGAATGGTATCACATTACCCCCCTTGACAATCCACTGTCAACACACAGCATTCATCTATTGCCATAGGGTCTGGTTTACTTCTCCAGTACTTCACCTCTGGGGTCAGACATCCAGCGTCTCTTGTTCGGGGTGGGTGATCATGCTTCATTAGCTCTTTTAGTCGCGCTCGCCCATGCAATACCGAGCGTGTCGATACATTTTTGCAGGTGGTCGCCCGCAGACGCAAACCCTCGGCGGGTCTCGCCGCCGTCGAACCGCCTCACGCCGAACGTCTGGATATCGTTGGATATGCGTGCAAGTTCTCGGATCGATTTCTCGACCGCCGCCGTCAGTTCTTGCTGCTCGATTGTCATCAGTCTTCTCCAAATAGCCCAATATAAGCATCCATCACGCGGGCGCGGCTTGTCGCGGCACCTTCCTCACCCCTCAGTTTCTGCCAGACCTCAATCGGATAGATTGACCTCGCTTTTCCTCTCTCCACATGAACGAAGCCTTTCTCAACTAGCCCATTGATAATCTTATGGGCATGGCCAACCCCAGTGTTGATGTAAGAGGAGATTTCCCGGTAGCTGGGAGAATAACCCCTCGCACTCCAATAACCTTTCAGATATTGCAGAGATTTTTTCTGCTGTCGGGTCATTCCTCTTCTCCCTCGTTCGTCCCGTTAGCGAACACATAGCTGGCGCCACACTCCACGCAACGGAAACTGCCATCAGAATGAACAAAGAAATGGGCTGACAGCATATCCCATTCGGCGCAGGTTTCACAGGTCAGGGGGAACGCCGTCTCACTACGAACCCGCAGCTTGATAACCTCTCCCATCATCGCTACTCCTCTATCAGCAACACTGACTTATTGGTGGTGAGAGCCCAGTCAATCTCCTTGTTGACCCCCGGTGAATCTTCCCAACCTTTCAGGCAATACACTGCCATCAGGCTGCAATGCTTGAAGAATTCAAAATCCCGCCGCAGCCACCACTGATTGTCATGTTCATGACCACGATCCTCAATGGCGGCGCCGTAGGTGATCGGAGAGAACACCCACACCCCGGCATCCAGCAGCCTCTCGGTGAGATCGATAACCTTCTCCCTGCGCCTCTTCGCCTGAACCGGCGTTACTCTCCAGTCGCTGCGATAGGGCGAGGCAAGATACACCAGTCCCGTGTTTGCTTCCGCAACCAAGCGAAAGAAATCAGGCCCCGGCATCTCTCTGAGATCCAGAAGAGGGAAGTCAGTCTGCTGGTAGGAGTGACCGTTTCCCGTGTTCCAAAATATCTGTGTCATGCGGCGTGTCACCATAAATTTTCTTGCGGGGGGCACAAAAAAGGAGACCTCTGATCTGAGGATACGGGCAACATTACCTGCTCGTAGTCGAACCTCGTTTTAAAGGCTTCCGCTATTCTTATATGCTCTTTCCCAAATCGAAGGACTTCCGCGTTGTATGTATAAACTTTTTTGGGGACGGAGACGCGGCCCCGCACGAAATCAATCCCGCGTTGAGTTGGTCTCCACATGCCAGAATCCTTTATCGCTGGGTCTTCCGACTCTCGGCCCACAGCCAGCCCCCACCAACGAACGGTGGGCAGTTGGTTGGTGCGGGTCAGCCATTTAGGCGCGGTGTTAGGCACGTCTGTCCACTCCTGGTTTGTTCCAACCAGCCAAATCAAGGCGCGCGCCATGCTGGAATTAAATTGCCGGGGGTATATTTTGCCCCACCTATTGCAGCATGGGCAGTGGCCCCCGTCGCCATTGATCGCATCAAGCCAGTCGGCCTTAGAAGCCTCAAGAGTTTTCATTTTATGTAC